ACTTGCCCCCGCAGGTCGAGGTCCAGCTCTCGCAGTTGGCTGCGGCAGCGGCGGCTCAGCTTCTGCAGAAGGACATGGCGGAGGCTCAGGCTCAGCAGGCAGCGCAGCAGGCTCAGGACCCGCTCGTGCAGATGCAGCAGATGGACCTGCAGATCAAGCAGATGGAGGCTGAGACTAAGAGACTGAAAGCGGGGATGGAGATGCAGATCCAGCAGGCTGAACTACAACGCAAACAGCAGAAGGATCTTATCGACGCTGCTGCCAAGGAAGATGAACTGCGGCTCCGTCAGGCGGAGATCGCTGCAAGAACTGAACTCGACGCCGCTCGTCTCGGTGTGGACATTGAGAAGCACAAGACCGACGTTGAGGTACAGCAAATGGTTGAGGAAGCACGGCTCCGGCTCAGTGATATCCGCGACCAACAAAATCGGGAGATGAAACCGCAAAACAAGGAGTAATACATGTCTTATACCAACGCTCTTGAATACTTGAGTTCTAAACTCAAGGAGGAGCGCACGTTGATCATAGAAAGCCTAATTCAAGGGAAACTTGATGAGGGTGAGTACAAAAGGCTATGTGGGGCGTTACAGGGTCTCGACCTCGCAAATGGCTATATCAAAGACCTTGCAAAACGCTTGGAGCGCGACGATGAGTAATATTGATATTGAGAAGACGCAGGAGGAGGCGAAGAAAGCCTCGCAACTGCCAGACCCGAAAGGGTACCGAATCCTCTGTGCAGTCCCGCACGTAGAAGAGGAATACGAAGGCGGCATTATCAAAGCCGAGGACACCAAGAGGACGGAGGAACTGACTACGGTCGTCCTATTCGTCATTAAGATGGGTGACCTTTGCTACAGCGATAAGGACCGTTTCCCAACTGGAGCTTGGTGTAAGGAAGGCGACTTTGTGTTGACCCGTCCCTATGCTGGTACCCGGTTGGTTATCCACGGACGAGAGTTCCGCATCATTAACGACGACACGGTGGAAGCAGTAGTTGACGATCCCCGTGGTATCCGTCGCGTTTAAGGAGTAAACCATGCAAGAAGAATACAAATTCCCTGACGAGGTAGAGAAAGAAGAGGCTTCAACACCCGCTGAAGATACCCTTGAAATCCAGATCGAGGACGATACCCCGCCAGAAGATCGAGGCCGCAAGCCGCTACCGAAAGAGGTAGTAGATGAGCTTGATAAAGACGACCTTGAGGACTATTCCGAGAAGGTCAAGAAGCGTCTCTCCCAGATGAAGAAGGTCTGGCACGACGAGCGCCGTGAGAAGGAACGTGCCCTACGAGAACGTGAGGAAGCCCTACGGTTTGCTCAGGCCCGCGAAGAAGAAATTAAACAACTTCGCCAAAAGGTCACTATTGGGCAACGTGCTTACGTGGAAGAGGCTAGTCGATCTGCCGCAAACGACATTGCGTCTATTAAAGAGCGCATTAAACAGGCCTATGAAGCGGGAGACGCCGACAAGCTAACCGAAGCTCAGGAAGCCTTAACTGACGCGAAAATGCGTCTTAAGGAGGTGGAGCGATTTAAACCTGCTTTACAAAAGCAGGAATCAAGTGTACAACAGGCACAACAGACAAGTGTTCCAAATCAATCAGTTGCAGTAGCTCCAGATTCTAAAGCGGAATCTTGGCGCGAACGTAACAGATGGTTCGGGGCTGACGAGGAGATGACCGCCCTCGCACTTGGACTGCACGAAAAACTGGTCAAGTCTGGTGTAGACCCGCGTAGTGATGATTACTACCGGACGATTGATCAGACGATGCGTAAGCGATACCCCGAGGCTTTCGAGGATACCGCTGAGCAAACGTCGGAGGAGTCTTTCCGTAGAGGAGAGAAGCCCCGCGCACAAAAAGCAGCCAATGTGGTTGCTCCAGCTACGCGGAGTACCGCGCCGCGTCAGGTCCGCCTGACACCGACTCAAGTTGCCATCGCCAAGAAGCTTGGACTGAGCAATGAACAGTACGCACGTGAAGTAATGAAACTGGAGACTAACTAAAATGGCTGAAAATAGAATCGCTCGCGAACTCGAAAACCGCGAATCCGCGCAACGTAAAATGGCTTGGACCCCGCCGCAGACGCTCCCTGAACCGGAGCCGCAAGATGGTTGGGTGTTCAGGTGGATTCGGACTTCGATCATGGGTCAGGCTGATCCGTCGAATACGTCCGCAAAGTTCCGGGAAGGTTGGGAGCCCGTTAAGGCTTCTGAACAACCCAAATTGATGATGCAAGCTGATCCCAACAGTCGTTTTAAAGACAACATTGAGATTGGCGGGTTGTTGCTCTGTAAGGCTCCGGCTGAACTGATGAAGCAGCGTGATGATTATTACGCACGGCAAGCACAGTCTCAGATGCAGTCTGTGGACAACAACTTTATGAGGCTGAACGACGAGCGGATGCCGCTGTTCAATGAACGACGCTCCTCGACCTCGTTTGGCAAAGGTAAATAAATTCATTTTAGGAGTATCAAATGGCTTACCCCACTGTTGATGCCCCTTATGGCTTGAAGCCGGTCAATTTGATCGGTGGCTTGCCGTTTGCGGGTGCTACTCGACAGATCGCGATTGGTAACAACTACGGCACCGCCATCTATAACGGCGACGTCGTTCAGTTGAACTCGTCGGGAAATGTCATCATCACGACCCTTCAGAACGATTCCTCCCCGATCGCGGGTGTGATCGGTGTGTTCCTCGGCTGTTCGTACACGAACCCGACCACGAAGCAGAAGCTCTTCTCGCAGTACTACCCCGGTAGCGTTGCGGCTGACGACATCACGGCTTATGTCTGTGATGATCCGAACGCTCTCTTCAAGGTTGTGAACGTGACGAGCAACGTTGCGAACAGCACTTCGGGCGGTCTTCTCCCGGCCTATCTCTCCCGCGCCAACTCGTTTGGCACGAACGCGGAGCTCGTCCTCAACACGGGTTCTTCGGTCACGGGCGACAGCAAGATGGGTGTCTTTATCAACAACGTGACGACCTCGTTGCCGTTCCGTGTGGTTGATATCGTCACCGATTCGGCCAACAGCAGCGGAAACATTGTCGAGTTCATCGTCAAGTTCAACGCTGGCTACCACGCGTATAACAACGCGACTGGCACCTAATAGGGAGTTCTAAGAAATGGCTATTTCACGTGCACAATTACTGAAAGAGCTGCTTCCCGGCCTGAACGCCCTGTTCGGTCTGGAGTACAAGCAGTATGGCGAAGAGCACAAGGAGATCTACGAGACTGAGACCTCCGAGCGTTCTTTTGAAGAAGAAACGAAGCTGAGCGGATTCTCCGCTGCCCCGGTCAAGCCGGAAGGCCAAGCCATTGCGTACGATAACGCGCAGGAAGCTTGGACGGCTCGTTACAACCACGAGACGATTGCTCTCGGCTTCTCCATCACGGAAGAAGCGGTTGAAGACAACCTGTACGACTCGCTCAGCAAGCGCTACACGAAGGCTCTTGCCCGCGCTATGGCGTACACGAAGCAAGTTAAGGCTGCCTCGGTTCTGAACAATGGCTTCGCTGCCGGTTATGTCGGTGGTGACGGTCAACCGTTGTTCTCGGCCTCGCATCCGCTTGTCTCGGGTGGCGTTAACAGCAACCGTTTGACGGCTTCGGACCTCAACGAGACTTCGTTGGAAGCGGCTGTCATTCAGATTGCTGGTTGGACGGACGAGCGCGGTCTTTTGATCGCGGCGAAGCCCCGTAAGCTCATCGTTCCCCCGGCCTTGATGTTCGTTGCTAAGCGTCTTCTCGATACGGAACTCCGTGTTGCGACCGCTGACAACGACATCAACGCCATCAAGGCGATGGGTGCGATTCCGGAAGGCTACGCAGTGAACCACTTCTTGACCGACACGAACGCTTGGTTCTTGACGACCGACGTTCCGAACGGCATGAAGCACTTCGTGCGTACCGCGCTGCAAAACAGCATGGACGGCGATTTCGACACCGGCAACGTTCGGTATAAGAGCCGCGAGCGTTATAGCTTCGGCTGGTCGGATCCGCTGGGCATGTTCGGTTCGCCGGGCGCGTCCTAATCGGACTGGATCGGGGGGCTTCGGCCCCCCTTTCCTTTTAAGGCTATAGTGTGTATATAGTCTCTATCGGGAAAAATCCGCTTATCAGACAGCCCCGACTGACGACATGCAGACTGATAAGCATTACTCGCATGTGAGGAATATTTAAATGGCAAATACTACTTTTTCGGGACCGGTTCGTTCACAGAACGGCTTCCAGTCCATTAGCATCAACAGCACCACGGGTGCGGTAACGGTCAACTCTTCTTTCGGCACCGACGTAGTTCTCGGCACCCAATCACTCTCGGGTGCGGGTGCGGTTGATATTACCAACGCGTTCACGTCGCTCACCACGTCCGGTCTGTCGCAGGCCCTGACTCTTGCTAACGGTGTGGTTGGCGAAATGAAGGTCATCGTTCACGCGGTTGACGGTGGTTCGGCGGTTCTGACCCCGACCACGGCGATTGGATTCTCAACCGTCACGTTTGCTGCGGTTGGTGACAGCGTTACGCTGATCTACACCTCGGCTGGCTGGGCGATTCTTGCATCCCGTGGCGTGACTATCGCCTAATAGGAGCCGCTAATGGCTATGCAAACAGATGTATTAGCTAGTGCGGTTCGAACTACCGATGGCCTTCTTGCTGATCAGGCAGGTAATACCCTCGGGCGCAATCGCATTAAGGCTATTTACATCATCCCCGCAGCCGGTGCAGGCAGCGTGGTGTTCAAGGACGGTGGCGCTTCGGGCACGGTGAAAATGACCGTGAATACCCTTGCTTCGTCCACGGCACCAGACTACATCCTGCTCCCCGGCGAAGGCCTTGTGTTCCAGACCAACATTTATGTTGATGTCACGGACATTGCCTCGGTGATGGTGTTCTATGCCTAAGTCACCCGCTTGGCAGCGGAAAGAAGGGAAGAACCCTGCTGGCGGCTTAAATGCCAAAGGCAGGGCTTCCTACAACCGTGCGAACCCCGGTAAGCCGGGACTTAAGGCTCCGCAGCCCCAAGGCGGTTCTCGTAAGAAATCCTTCTGTGCCCGGATGTCGGGGATGAAGAAGAAACTGACGAGCGCCAAGACTGCGAATGACCCTAATTCCCGGATCAACAAAAGTCTTCGAGCGTGGAATTGCTGAAGATGAAACAAGAGAGTCAAGAAATCGTTAAGACCGTTGGCGATGCAGTCTCGGTCTTTACCGTGGTAGGGACGTTGGTAAACATGCTCCCGTCAATTGCAGCATTAATCACAATTGTGTGGACGAGCATCCGTATCTACGAAACTGATACGGTGAAGGACATTATTTCCCGGTGGAAGGACCGTGCCAAGTAAGTCCGGCAAACAGCATCGTCTTATGGCCTTGGTCGCTAACGATCCGAAAGCAGCCAAGCGATTGGGTATCCCTGCGAAAGTAGGGAAAGAGTTCATGAAGGCCGACAAAGGCCGCAAATTTAAAGGTAAATCCAAATGAAAGAATCCAAGAAGATGGCAAAGAAGGAAATCGCCTTTATGAAGAAGAAAGGCGCTCCGAAGTCCATGATCAAGCATGAGAAGGCCGAGTACGGCATGAAGAAGGGCGGCATGGCTGGCTCCTTCCGTAAGGCCGCTGACGGTGTTGCCAAGAAGGGCAAGACCAAGGGTAAGGAAGTTAAGATGGCTTACGGCGGTAAATGCTAATGAGTAAGAAAGCTCGTAAACCTGTAATGCCGCCTACGTCGCCTAACGACGATTTGGTCCCTCCGCACATGCTGCCGGATGTCCCGACCATCAAGCCGGGTGCCGGATTTGGCGACGACATTAAGAAGGCTCCCGCTCCGAAAAAGAAGATGGCTGGCGGTGGTTCGGTTGGCTCTGCTTCCAAGCGTGCTGATGGTTGTGCTGTCAAAGGCAAGACCCGAGGTAAGTTTGTATGAATAAGTCCAAATTAATTGATCCCGCTAAAGCCCGTGCTGCTATTGATGAGGCTCTTGCTCGCGGAAAGGCTGCTAGCGAAAGGGGTAAGGCTGAACTTGCTAAGACGGCTACGCTTCGTCAGAAGATGGGTGTTACGCCGCGAGGTAGCGGTGTAAAACTTCCAAGCGGAAACTTGACTACCGGTGGTGGTAAGCCTGCTCCGACCGTATCTAGTTTTTCTAGCGGCCCTATTATGCCTACTCCGCCATCTAGCAACATGCGTAGCGGCGGTTCTGTTGGCTCTGCTTCCAAGCGTGCTGATGGCTGTGCTACCAAGGGAAAGACCCGAGGCAAGTTCGTCTAAGAGGTTCTCATGGCTTCCTACGCTTCTGCTCCAACAACTAATACGACTATGGTCGGCGGCCCCGTTCAACAGCAGGGGGGCTATGGTCCTATGAATATGGGCCTTGGTGGGTATGGGAGCGTGGGAGGCTTTGGTGGCGGCTACGGTATGCCCTTTGGTATGGGGGGCTTTGGTGGTGGCTACGGCGGATTTGGCGGATTTGGCGGAGGCATGGGCGGCTACGGCGGATTTGGTGGATTTGGTTCGCCTTATGTAGGCAATCAAGGTTCCCCGTTTGGTGGCTTTGGTTCTCCGTTTGGTAGCCCGATGTTTGGCGGGTTTGGTGGGGGCATGGGCGGATACGGCGGCCAGTTCGGCGGTCT